CTGTGAATCTCTTAATGATTCTCTAAGTGCAAATCTTTTTGTGATTTCTGTTTCCTTGTTTTGAAATTCTGCTTCTTTGTCTTTTAAAGATTTTTGAAGCGTTTCAATTTTCGAGGCAAGTTCCTCGTTATCACCTGCACTTTTTTTAATCTTATTTAGCTCTTTAGAAAAATTATCGGCTTCCGCTTTGTATTCATTTTTTTGCTTGACTACTTCGTCAAACCGATATTTAGGAATGCTGTTTGCATCCTCTTTCACTAAACCTTCAAGTTTGGATTCAATTAATTTTAAATCCTCACCTAATTTTTCTGTAACTAAATTTAACTCATCCTGAGAAAGAACTTCTGATAGTTTCATAACTCCCCTTATTTCTGTTTACGATTATTACGCAGTTCGTCTGCTACAACGTCTTTCCTTTACGGTGGAAATACCAAATCCCTATGTGTCTAACTTTTACTAATATATATTTTTTTTATTAAAAAACAAATTTTAATTTATTTTTTCTTAATAAAATTATGGTTGCATAAATTTTATAAATTACCATAACCTTTATCATAACTTCCAAAATCGATTTAGTGTATAGAACCTTTTAAAGGTTACAAAATATAGAACCTTTTAAAGGTTACAAAATATAGAACCTTTTAAAGGTTACAAATGCTTCAAACACTAAGTCCTAAAATTACTGTCATAATTTATTTTTTCTTTGATGACATCCATTCATCGAAACTCATAATCGGCGGAATCTTGCCTTCACCGAAACCCTGGAATTCTAATCTTGTGCTGCATTTGCAATTAATGTCTTCGCTTGGCTCGCCTGAAAGCCCCGGAGCTTCGGTTGTAACTCCGCTTGGTAAAGTAAAAACACCTTCATCATTAGCGGGCTGGTCATCCATCTCAACGTGATCTGGTCTTGGGATTCTAACATTACTGTGAACCCATAATTTAATCGTTGTTAATCCCAACCTCTTGGCTGCTGATTTTGATTTTCCATAACCCTGAAGATTTCCCATATTTTGTGCCCTATGCCCCTCTGTCCTTAATATCCTCATTACTTTAACTACCCCAATTTCAGCCCTATCTTTAACAGTCTTGGCTATTTTTAAATAACCCTTGCCTTGTATTAGCCCCTGTGTTAATGATTCTTTTATCTGCCTTTCAAATACGATTTGATTCGCTTTTAATCTTTCAGTCCATTTAATCCTGTCCATTGGATTTAATATTGCTGCTTCAATAATCTTAGGACTTAATAAACCAAACCCTAACTTTAACCCTGTGCTTTCTAAAGCGAACCCAGTATAATAGAAATTTTGTGAGAATAATTCTTTAATTGAATTTCTTGTTATCCTCACAGATTCATTGGTTAACTTTTGGATTTCATCGTGTATGTTTTTCTCAAGATTTGTTAATCTATTAAATTTAATTACATCAGCATAGGTTGGATTTTCAAACTTCAGGAATAACTTATTTATGTCTTCTTGTATTTCTTTGAGTGCCTTTTTATAAGCTTCTACCAACTGTTTTTCAAATGATAAAAGTGTTCTACCGTTTATCTTATTTGACCTTTCAAGAATTTGCCTAATCCTATCATTATATATTTTGTCATTCATTAAATATGTTTATTTTATAGGTTGATTATCATCAGGAATCGTTAAATCTATTTTCCCCTCATTTTCTTTTTCAATTAAAACCATTTCTTTACCTACATCTTCAACGAATGGATGTTTTTTCAATAATGTTTCTTTACTAACCAGGCCTATCGATTTGGTAATATTATCAATTAGTTCGCCTTCATTTATAAGCATTGACAAATTAAAATCAAACCTAATAGCTTCATAATCGTAATTCGTTCCGTCACGCATATTTATATATTTTGTTAAGAACCACATAAACTCTTTAAGAGCATATTTGAGTTTACGAATCAAGTTCCCCGCCTTTAAGTCCAAACCTGAATATTTATATCTTAAGGCAACACCGGAGGCATTGCCTATTATTTCATCACTCATATTTACGCCTTGCCCTAACTCGTAAATATTATTCTCAATTCTATCAAGAAGTTCTTTCCTGGCTTGATAAGGAATTTCAAAACTAATACTATCAACACCGCCATCCTCATCTGTTTTGACTGCTTTATAAAATCTTAAATCATTTACAAATTGCCCTAAATCAGTTCCCTGATAACCTTTTAAAACATAAACAGCATCTTGTAAATCCTGAAAGTTATTAGAAAAATCAGATTCGACTATATCGTAAACATCGATTAAGGCTTTAATTGCTTTGAGATCATTAATACTGTAATCATTATTCGGCAGTGCTATAAAAGGAATTTTACCCCACGAATTAGATTTTATTTCATCTGCTTTGTTTGTGTTAAATTCAATCCAGTGATAGCGTGGATTTAAAGGTTCATCCGGATCTAGTATAAAATGTCCGTTTTCTGTTTCAATGAAAAATTCTACCTTCTCATTGTCCCACCATTCAACTTTGTATCTCATTTCAAACTTACCGGATGTTTGATTCTGAACTTCCATTATGTAATAACGAATTATATACATCAATTCTTTTTGAAATTGCGAATCATAAACCGGAATAATCTGTTCGCCAGGAATTATAGTATAATCGAGTTTACCATTTTCATCTAAAAAAAGATGAACGTATTCAATACCTTTATTTGATGCTCCCTTGATCCATTGTGCAAGGATATCTTGGAACCAATCATTAAGCTCATCATTAATTGCATTCTGGAAGTCTTCATCTTCGGTTGTGAATTTGATTCCTTTACCAATTATATAAGCGGATTTTTGATCGACCAGAAGCCTGTGGAAAGCATTTACAAGTTTATTATTCGTTTTTGTTTCGTCAACAACCTTCACACCGTTTTTGTAATAATAAATCTTGCGTTTAGTAATATCGTGAACCCCTTTATAGTAGTTCACCCCTTCATTCATTTCTTTTTTATCCTCACTGGCTCGGTCAGATTCAATGAGGTCTTTAATCATTGCTGAGGTATTGAGCTTACCATCAATGACTAACTTGTTTTTGATGAGATCGAGTTGAGTAAGGTAACTCATATTACACCTCCCTCTAATTTATACTTTTTATAAGCGAGAGCTGCTATTGATTCACATTTATAACATCCCAATCCTTCATAGCTCGGAATGATTTTGAGTATTTCTTCCATTCATTTCCCCTATACCTCCATATCTCTCTCAAATCCTAAAATATCTCTCAGGTATTTTAAGCTCGATTCTTAAATTTTGTTATATGTTATCTCAATATCTCTAAACTTGAACTCTTGAAAAATTCTTCTGCAAGGCCTGTGATTGCATCGGCTGCGTCATCGTGTTTGTTTTTACCCATCTTAACATAACTCGTAAGCTGCCTCATAAATTTGTCATAATCAGAACCAATCTCATAGTCTTCTCTAAATCTAAAATATTCCTTTACTTGCCCGGACTTCATTAATATCCTTGTTTCCTTATTTTGTGTATTTGCTCTCCACTTGATTATACAGTTACTAACATTCTGTATAATAGCCTTTACATTCTTTGCAAAAGATTTACCGCCTGAGTTAGATTCTACTACAGCTTTGTCACATTTGGTTTCAATTAGCATCTGAGCAACCATAGGCTCTGTAATCTCAATGCTTTCTTGCGTAAAAACAACGTCGGTTATAAAAAGATATCTCCCCTTTATCTTTCCAGTCACCGACGCTAAGTAATCAGTTCCTTCATCTGCTGTGTCTGTATAATTTAATATTCCGTCCCATCTTTCTGGTGTATTTGGATTTTCAAATTTTTCAATTTCATTTAATGTAAATCTTTTTAAACCTAAAAACAATAATCCTTTAGCTTCAATAGGATTCTGCATAAACTCAGCTTCCCAAATAAAGTCGTCAGTAATTTTTTTTAATTCTAAATACTCCTCAGTCGTTTTAATTTCATCACAAAAAGTCTCGCCGTTTTCTTTCAAAGCCGGCACTATGATTGTAGTCCAATCCTCATCAGTCTCTTTTAACAACATACCGATCGGATCTCTTTGCGACCACCTTGTTGCAATGTGTATTTCGGGACAGTTTTTTTCAACTCTTGATTTATGTGTTGATGTATACCATTGCCACGTTTTAGTTAGTATTGTTTCTGATAAAGCGTCTTCAACATTTTTTATCGGATCGTCTAAAATTGCAACTAAATTACAGCCTTTGCCAGTTATTGCACCACCGACACCTGAACAAAAGTAAGTGCTCTGCTTGGATTTAGTAATTGCCCAATCATTAACAGCGTGCTTATCGCTTCTTAATTTAACATCCGGGAAAATCACTAAATATTTATCAGATTTTATAATTTCCCTGATATCGTAACTGAATTTCTCTGCAAGCTCTGCAGCATAACTGTTTCGCATTATAGACCCATCTGGATGTTTACCTATAAGCCAGGCGCAAAATAAAGAACTAATATAACTCTTGCCTGCTCTCGGAGGCAATGAAATCATTAATTTCTTTATTCCACCGGATTCTACTTCCTGTAATGCAATGGCTATATCCCTGAGATATTGTTTTTTTTCTGTAAAAAAAACTTCATCCATATAAACGCAAAATCTGTAAAAGTCATCGACACACTTTCCAGCTTCTTCAAATTGTAAAAGAACTTCTAACTCAAGGATCTCCTCATCAGCTATCATTTAATCTTTTGCTTTAATATCGCAATACGTTTAAGCCTATCCTCTTCGGTCATATTGCGAATACGCTCTTCAAGACTACCAGAATGCTCTATCTCTGTTTTATCTCTCTGGCTTAAATAGTTCTTACCCAAAAAGATGGCTAATGCTGGATTAGTCTCTGCCAATTGAAATTGCCGTCTTCTTAATGATACTAATCCCTTAGTCCTTTTTTGTGCAAAAACTTCGGAAAAACCTCTTTTATAGCGTTTTTTTAAAAGATTTTCTAAAGTTTTGTCGTCAACATTAAACCATTCTGTAATTTCTATTTTTGTACATTGTAAAGCACAAAGGCTTTCAAATTCTTTCCATTGAGATTCGGAAAAAACTATCCGAGGTCTACCACCTAAGTTTTTGGTTTGATTTCTGGTTTGATTTTTGGTTTGATTTCTGGCTTGATTTTTGGTTTGATTTCCGGAATTGTTTCCATTTATTAAAGTTTTTGGTCTGCCAACTTTCTTTTTTATTTGTTTTTTCATAATCTATCTTAAATAATGGAGCGGTAAGGTCAGAATCACACTGCCACCTTCTCACTGGTAGGTGAGATATGCTCTTTTACAACATTACCGCATTTAATTTGTCTCTTTTGTCCCTTATACATCCCCGCACCCATTTCATCGATTTTACTGAACGGTAATATTGGGACTGTGATTTTGCAAGACTTATCTATTAGATAAACATATCTTAATTGACTACCACTCATAACTTCTCCATTTAGATGTTTTGCAAGTTCTTTTATGCTTGCCATTTTACCACTCATCTCAAAAACAAGTTTTTTGTCCGTGTGCATTGCTATCATATGCCTTACCTCGCCACCGGGCATCCGTAATAATTCCGCACTTGTGTTTATTCCAGTCAAGCGAAATCCACTTGCTCTATAAATTGTCCCATCCCCGCATTGAACCCCATCTGCAAAGCTGATAATCCATTTTATGTGTGGATAGTTTCTTCTA